TCAGATGACAAAAGCGGGGCGAGCGCCGTAGCCCGTGCCACTGCCGGAGCGAGGAAAGTTCAAATACACCGTGAACAGACCCGCGAGCGTGCCGTACGCCCAGTGGCCACCGCGCGAAGCAAGGCGTTCGCCATAGTTGCGTGAGTAGATACGGTCGCCTCGCATGCCGTCAGTCGTGAGTGGATACAGACCCAGAGCTTTGACGATGGACGGGATGTTCAGACCGGATTTGGCTGTCATGTCCCGCAGAGGCACAGAGGCGGAATTGCCGTTGCTGTTGTCGCCGATGTCACCGTGGCGGTTGGTGATGTCGTCGGACAGAATGACGTTGCCGCCGGTAGGGTTTTGTGCGTCGTATTTGAGCGACCCCGCTGTGCCGGGGGAAACCAGCGCACCGTCGCTCGCGCGAATCGCACGCCAGGCGTTGGAGTCGCTTGCCATGTCGGTGCTGTGTAGCGCCGCATCGTTGTTGGCGATGATCTGGATTTCGCCGTCCATCAAGCGTAGGCCCGGCGACCATTCCCAGACATTGCCGCACAGGTCGGCAATGCCGTTGGGCGTATTGTCGTGACGCCAAGACGCGGGGCCAGAACCTGTCAGGGTGCGGGCGGTGCCAGCATTGCTGCCCGGCGTGCCGCCATCCCGGCGGCGGGCGGTTTCATGCTTGGCTTCGTGAGAGCGTCCGTAGTCCGTATTGCCGCGCGGCTGAAAACCGTTTTTCCAGCACCACAGCGCTAGCGCCGCGTATTCAGCATGGGTGGCGACGTGAAAGCCGGGGCCAGCGGCGCGGGCAAAGTTCACAAACGTGTCGTGGTTGGTCGAAGCCCTGGGGTCAACGCCCGCCATCGAAATCAGTTCACCGTTTTTGACAATCCCGGTGTAGCTGCCGATGAACAGTTCGCTCTTTTCTACGCCACCTACGATGAAGGCGGGGTGAACGCCGCTGCCAAGGCTCTCATCAATATCTTCCAGATTGAATTTCGGGATGATGTTCATGATGCTGGGCTGGCCTTTGTCCGTGTAGAGCACGGTTTGCTGGCCGCCGCTGGCGGCTTCGACGGCGGCACGTAATTCGTCTTTGACGTAAATGCTGGGCATGGGGGGTTCTCCAATCAGTAATCGTTAAGCGGTAATCGTCGGGCAATCAGCCCGCCAGGGGCCAGAGCGTGACGGTGATGGCGTTCAGGTCAAGTTCCTGTGCAACATGCTCAGCGCCACCGCCTTCCTCGCCGTCTTCACCATCGTCTGCGGGAGCCTCGACATAGACTTTGGCGGGAATGGTGATGTGCGCCAGATAGGCACCATCGCCGCCGATATGCGCACCATTGGCAGACTGGCGCACTTCAATGATGCGTTCGCCGTCTTGCTGCAAGGCTTGGCAGTCCACCTGGACGCCAGCAATGGTGATAAGGTGGCCGTTGACCGAGAAATCGGCGACAGACTGACCGGGCTGCTTGAGTTCAATGCGTGCCATGGTGGGTTCTCCTAAAAATATGGGGTTAATTAGCCAAGCGCGAGAGCTTCCAGCGCAGGCGCACGTCGTCGGCAGCGCTGTGCAGTTCCACGGTAAAACCGTTGGTGGCGCGGCTGCGCACTGCCACGGCATCCGTGCCGCAGGGCGCACCCTGCGCATCGACCACATCAAACGTGATCTGGTAGTCCGCAGCGTTGACCGTGTTGATTGCCACGGTCTGGCTGGGCGGGCTGTCGAGCACAATTGGAAACTGCGGTTCAAATCGACGCACGCTGGTCAACGTGACGCCGCTCAAATTGGGGTCGGATGCGTCGGTGTTGTGAGCGGGAATCGTCAGTTGGTACAGCCGGATGGCTCCAATCGGCACATCAGTGCCGACGGGGGTCACGGCGGGACGCCACAACCCATTGCTATCTTGAAACAAGTACGCATGCACGGTGACGGGCGCGGCAGATGGGTTGCTCGGCACGCTGGCGGCGTTCTCGGTGCCAGAGACGGCAAACGTGCGCCCTTGCGCAAAACACGCGCCCTCGGTGAAATTGAGGTTGCGGGTGGCGGTAGTGGATTTGCTGGCCTCGCAACCACGAATCAGGCCGCGATTGGCGATGAGGATTTCACCCTGCTGTTGCGCCACGGTTTTCAAGCCCAGCACGCCGGAGTTTGCCAGCGCGGCGTGTTGCAGGGCATAGAGCAACACGGCGAGCTTGTTGTTGTCGGCTTCCTCGGACTGGCTGGAGACGCTGGCGGCCAGATCGGCCACTCGACTGGCAAGCGACGTCTTGCCGCCACGTGCGGCTTCGACCTCATCTGCGAATTGCTTCAGGTAGACGTCGTTGTTGATGAGCTGCTGGTAATTCGGATTCCATGTACTCGGGTGTTTCGGGTCTGTGGTCTCAAGTTGGCGCACCGTGTTTTTGAAGCTGGGCGTACCCGTTAAATTTGCCATTGCGGTTTCTCCTAATACTGGAATGTCAGTTCAAAATCCATCTCGGTTTCCGGCTCAAAGGCTTTCGGGGCGATGACGCGCTTGCCCACTAGCGTGCCGTCGGACGCAAAGGCGGCGACCGAGCGCAGCGTGCGGTTGCCTACCACCGTGCCTTTGAGGGTAGCAGTGGCCGTAACGGTCACGTCCGAGACGCTGACATCGGCTTCAATGCGCACAAACTCGCCCGGCATGTTGGTGTCGATGGCCGGATCATAGGCGGCGTTGCTTGTGCTGAAGGCCAAAAACTTGATGCTGGGAAGGCGGCTACCGTTGGCGGCAGCCAGCGCGACCTTGCGCCGGTATGCCTTAGTTGCGGCGATGGCGGTGGTACTCATAGCGGTTCCTGTGTGATGAGGGAACGATGGCGGATGCGCATGTGGCCCCAGAACGCGATGGTCTCGGGTGCAGGGATTTCGCCCAGATTGCCGACACCATCGAGTGCGTCTTCACCATCGGCGAGCGTCGGGTAGCGCAAATCGCCACCGTCAAGCAACGTTGTTGCGTCAAGTAGCTCGCCGGATAGGGGCGATGAGCCATTTAAAAAATCGGGGTTATCGAGTGTCTCGAATGGTTCGATGTATGGCCCGCTTAGCGCCGTGCCGCACAGTTTGATGCGGGCTGACGGCACGGCAATCGACAATTGCCCGCCATCGAGTGGCTCGCCGGTATAGCGTTCAGGCAGCAGATTGCTCGTGCCGTCTAAAAACCCGTCACCATCTATTGCGTTCAACAACGTCTGGCCGCCGATGTTGTCGCAGCCATCGAGCGTGTCGAACGCGGGGACTGTGAAGCGGCGGCAATCGCGGAACACCGTACGCCCACGTGCTTTAAATCCGACCAGGCGCACTGTCGAATCAAAGTGCGCCGCGATAAACAGCAGTATCGTTACCAGCCGCGCTCTGGCGGGTGCGTAGGCGGCGCACAGCCGGATAATCTCGCGCATCATGGCGCGGGTGGTGACGCCATCGGCAGCGTTGATGCGCAATGCGTATTCGGCCCAATGATGGGTGACGAATCGGAAATGCTGATTGGGGGCAGACAAGTCGCCAACACCGTCGATCATGTTGCCGCCATCAAGCAGCTCGCCGCCTGCTTGCAACCATTGCGCCAGGCGTTGGCCGTGCTCGATGATTTCGCAATCGGCGTAGCCGTGCGCTGCGAGCGCTTGTTTGACCGCCCACGGCGTACCCTTCACGCGATGCAGGTCTATGGCCTGTTTGATAAGTGTTCGCTTGGCATCCGGCGTGCTCACCGCTGGCCAGATGACTTCCTCTGTCATTGAGAACTGCTCGGCCAGTGGCAAGAGCGCGGCCTCGGGCGCAGTGTCGATCAGATACAGCAGGATTTTGTTCAGCGGCAGCTTTTGGTGCTGTTCCAGAAGCAGCTCGCACAAGCTGGCAAACCGTGCGTCGGAAGCCAGCGCGGGTGGCAGGCTGGACAGAAACTGCGGCTTATCCATTGACAGCCCCAGCGTCGGTCAATGTAACGCCTGTGCAGCGGCCCCATTGATTCGTTTCCAGTACCCGCAACTTGGGCGATGTGACCTGCACCCGATAGACGCCTGGCACGTGCAGTACGGCAGAGATTTGTTCCGGCACCAGGTCTACGCCAAGTGAACGCTGACGGGCAGCCAGCCAGACGTTTAATGCTTCCTGTGCGCGGGCCATGGCCTCGGTGCGTTCAGCGCTGGCGTAAAAAGTGAGTGTGGCGGTTATCGCGTAATCCACGACGTCGGGACGGCGCACAGACACGGTGTCGGTCAGCGGGCGTACCTTCTCATCCGAAACAGCGGCCAGTACAGTGGCCAGCAGCGTGCCGGATGGCAGCCCCTCTTCGACAAGTGGATACAAGGCCACATGGCCGGGCGGCTCGCCTTCGGCAGGGCCAAATACGGCCACGTCCACGATGGATTGATGCGCACTCATCGCATGATGCCGATACGCGCCGTAACTACCCGCGTTGGTATATGCCTCGGGTGCGGACATGATGCGCTCGCGGTAACGATCATCGGCTTCCACGTCTGCACCGCCGCTGCTTATGCTGACGTTGCTGGCGGTAATGGGTAGGCCGGATTGCTGCACAGTAATCTGACCAGGCAACCAGCCATTGCCCTGTGTGCCTGGCTCGGTGCAGGTAGCGGTGACTGTGACGGAGTTGCTGCCAACGTCTACGGCTTCTGTCGTCGCAAAGCTCACCCGTCCGTCTGCGCTGGCAATCACAGAACCCGCAGGCACCGTGACCGGCGGGTTGCTCGGGGTATTCAGTTTCAACGCAATCTGCACTTGGGCACTGGCCGCAGCCAACCTTGGCGTGCCGACCAACTCACCCAGGTAGTCCAAAAACACGCCGGACGACGTTCTGACCAACATCTTCTCGGCGGTGGCCTGGATGGCGGCCAGCCCCAGCGTGTGCAAGTAGGACGCAAAGTCGATAAACAGTCGCTCGATGTGTGCCGGGTATAGCGTCTTCTTGGCACTGGCTTCGTAAAACGCGACCGCCTCGGCATTGATCGCCGCAGGGTCGATACGCACAAACTCGGGGGCTGGCAGCGTGCTCATACACCCACCTGCGTTTGTCGCAACACACCGTCGGCCGCCCGCCATGCGATACGAATGGTGACGTGTTCGGGTTGCGCGTTGGCTTCAACACTGACACGTTCGATGCGCATACGCGGCTCCCAACGATTCAACGCCGCGATGATTTCTCGCACGACGTGGGGTCTGGTGCGCTCAATCGGCCAGTCGATGTAGTCGTGAACGCGGCATCCAAACTGCGGGCGGTGCGCATCAGACCCAAGAGGAGTCGTCAGAATGATGCGAATGGCTTGATCAATGTCATCCACGCCGGTGACCAGTTCACCGGCAGCACCCAATGCAGGTTGCCAGTGTGCGGCGTCAGTCGGGGATGGAAAATTCGGCGCTTGCATCATGCCGACATAGTGCAAGCAAGCGCTCCCCTTGTCTTTTAAAGCCGTTTACAAAAACATCAGTGGCTGTGGTGATTGCTGTTCCCACCTGAATCCATAATTGAGCCGGTCGCGTGAATATTGCCGTTGACTTGAACGTTGCCGATAAGGGTGGCGGTCTTGCCAGCACCGCCTGCGCCCATAAGGAGGTTGCCACCAATAGTAAAGTCGCCGGTACACGTCGTTTGCGGGGCGTCCAGCGTGACCGCATCGGCCTTGACTGTCACTTGTTTGGCGATGACTGTGACGCTGGCAGGGCCGTCGATTAGCATCGCATGACTTGCTTGGTTATACGTCACCGTGGTGCCATCGTTGAATTGCACGTATTCTGTGTCGGCATCCTGAATCGGTGGCGGATTGTCTTCGTGATACACACCGCCCCTGATAGTGCCGCCCGCGCCATCGTCATCGAGCAGCACTGTCACTTGCTCACCCATCGCGGGCAGAATCGGGCGGCGTCGAACGCCTACAGTATTGGTCTGCGGCAGATGCAGCCAGTACGTCTCGATGTTGTCCCGGTCAGGCAAGCGCACCCGCACGCGGCAGTTCTCATAATCCAGCGCAGTGACGATCCCGTAACACTGTTGCGTCATGATGCGCTCTCATGGTGTGCCACACGGCAAGCGTCCACTTCGCTCGTAAAACCGCTGGCACGGTCAATACTGTGGGAAACGCGCGTAAGCAGCCAGCGCCCGGCAAAACACCCCGCATCGTCTCCAGACAGCGTGATGACGGTTCCGCTTTTCAGCAGAGGATTGCCCATCATCTGCCAGCTTGCCGTGCAGCGCTGGCGCTGTAGTCTGGCCATTCTCGCCTTGGCCTGTGCGGCGGCAACCGCTGCCGATGTGGCGCGAGATTGACTTTTGGCCGTATCACCGCTGGCGGTCTTCTTTTGTACGCTCGATGGCACGGCCACCACTTTGCCGTCCACGACAGTCATCTCCACCAGCTTGCCCTTGGCGGCGTCCTGATGCTTGACATTGACCGCACTTGGAATTTCCCGAAACGAATCGCGCAGCCGTGCGCTACCTAATTGCGTCAAGGTCAGTTCTGCGACGGGTTCTTGCTGCTCCAAATCCGCAATGCGCTGCAACACCAACTTGTCGTCCCAGATTTTGAAGGCGTGGTCGTACTTTGCGGCCAGCTCGCGCAGAAATTCAAGATCGGCCGTATCTTGGGTCAAGCGTTCCAAAGAGATGGCATCGACCGACCCGGCAAACGTTAACCCCTGACGCTGGGCGATTTGACGGGCGATGGCTTCCAGCGTCATGCCTTCATAGGCGCGATGCTGGATGGTGCGTAAATCCCCCCGGATGCCCGCTGCAAGTGCGCGAATAGAAAGTGTCGCTGGCGGCAGGTTCAGTTCCACTTCGTCGATTTCAAAGCGCCCCATCGGCACGCCTGGTTCACCCTGCCAGCCTAGGGTCAGCACCAGGTCGTCGCCATGCCCCGGATACCATGCATCGCGCCACAAGCCTTTGACGTCTTCCAGTTCAATATCCAGATCGTCGCTGGCATCCGACAGGTTGTCAGTCACACGCAATCTGACCAGAGAAGCACCCACATCGCGCGTAATATCGCGGCCTTCGTACAGCAACTGGATATGTGCTTGCGTGAGCAGCGTTATCGCATCCACGGCGGCAATCCTGCACTGCGCGAACGCGCCGTTGTGCCCGCTGGCAGCACGGGAATATTCAGGCGGATGCCAGAGGGCAGCATGGGGGTGATCGGCACATGCGGATTGGCCGCGATGATCGGCGCATAGCGGTATGCGTCACCGTAATACTGCCAGGCAATCGTATCCCAGCGCTCGCCCGCCTTTGTGATGTGTGTCAGGTGTGCCATGTCTATATCCTTCGGGTAGCGACCGCTGCGGCCAGTTGCGCCAACGGCCTTGCACCCTGCTCAAAAAGATTCAGGACACTTTCCAGAGACTGGCCGCCCGCTGACAGTTTTTCCAACACATTGCCCGCATCGACCGCGCCCGAGAGCACGGCTTGTACGTTTTGCACCTGCGCCCAAGCGTCAGTCCCCAACTGCACCAATTCCGAGGCCGCTTCAAATTCCCCCTGCAAGGCCGTGACCGCCTCGGTCATGCCCGAGAGCATGGGTGCTGCGCGTCCCACCACATCGGCCAAAGCCGGTATCTGTTGCAGTGCGGACGCAATATCGCCCTGGCGTACCGATTCAATCGCACGCATGCCTGCGGTCACCGCCTGCGTAGCGGCTTTGGCTTGCGTCAGCGCAGTCATCGCTGCGGTTTGTATGGGCGATTCTGTGCGCAACAGTTCCGGTTGTGCATCCAACAATGCACCTTCTGACGCGGCGAGTGCCGGAGCCGGTGGCGGCGCTTCAAACTCGCCTGCCCATTCGCGCAAGGTCACATTTAACGTCGCCGCAAACAGAGACCCATTCGCCCATGTCTTGCGGCTGGCTTGCAGCACTTCAGTAATGACGAAAGCGCCCAAAAAATCGCCATTGCCCAGCACAAACGCCAGTGGCTGGTGTGCGGTCATGGCCTCGCGCAGGGCGCGTGTACGCGCGGCCACATCGCCCAGCGTCGGGTGCAGTTCAATCGTCAGATCGTATTCGTCCAACGCATCGCCCACCGATTCCAGCAGGGGTTTACCGGCAATGCGGGCGTGTTCGGCATAGTCCGCGCTGTGCGTGACTTCCATACCCGAGAGGCCACCGGCAACCTCAAATTCGATTTCGCCCAGAATCGCCAGCATCAGTAGACCCCTGCCAAGGTAGTGCGTTGTTGTTGATGCTCACGTTCCTGCATCCAGCGTTCAAACTGGCGTTTCATGGTCGCCATCGCCTGTGCGGCCTGGGCTTCGATGTCGCTACCCGCCGCTGCCGTGATGTGTATCGTCGGGGAAAATTCAATATGCGTGGGCTGCGCAGCAAGCGAACCCCCAGGCGCACGAAGCATCGTCGGTGCGGGCAAACGATTACCGGCATCGGCAACCATTCCCGCCAATTCCCCCACCGCACGCGAGGCCAGCGGGATACCGCGCGTAATCCCCAGCGCCGCACCCTCGGACACAAAGCCGCCCAGTTCCACGAATACGCGGCTGGGTGACTGGATGCCCAGCGCCGAGCTGAACCAGCCCGAAATACTGTTGCCGAAATTGACAATCGTGTCGCGGGCTTTGGTGAGCTGGCTGGTCACACCGCCCGTCAACCCATCGACCAACATGCCGCCAAAGTCAGAAAAGCTATCGGGCAGTTCACTGGAAAACCATTGCGTGACTTCCTCCATACCCTGACGAAACAAGGCCAATGGCGAGAAGTCGCTGATGAGTTTGGAGATGCCCGTAATGCCCTCATCAAACAGACTATTCAGACCTTGCCAGGCATCATCGAACAGGGCGCTCACGTTCGGCCAGTCGATACGGAGCATCTCTGTCATGCCGGACGTCAACGAATGGATGAGCTTTGCGCCTGCATCGCTTAAATTCTCCGGCAACTGCACCCCGAACCAGCCCAGCACCCCGGCAAACGCCTTGTAAAACATGTTCAGTGGCGACCAGTCCAGAATCAGAGCACTGATTTGTGCAATCCCACCATCAAAGGCTTCAGAAATGCGCTGCCAGATACCACCAAAAAATCCCGTGATATCTTCCCAACGCGCAGTAACCTGATTGACCATCGCGCTGATGGCCTGGGCGACCCCACCAATTACCGTTGCCAGTATCCGTAGCGGAAACAGCACCACCTTCAATATGCCACCGAGCACCTTGCCAAAAGCCAGTCCGTAACCCGTGGCCGCTTGCAATTGTTCATTGCTCGTTTGCAGTGGAGAAAAAAGCGAAGCGATTGCACGCCACGCGCCGCCGATGGCAGACGAGATGACATCCCATAGCGGTGCCAGGGGAGCCAGCGCAGTGCGCATACCATCGAGCACGGGAGAGACAACCTCGGAGATGCCCTGAAACATGCCCTGCATAAAGGCCCGTATGGGTTGCCAGTATTTATAGATCAGCGCAGCTGCCCCGGCAATCGCCGTTGCCACCAGACCAATCGGGCTCATCAACAAGGCGCGACCCACCCACAATAGCGTGTGCCCTGTCATCAGCAACCGATTCTTAAGCCCGACCAGAACCGGCAATAGATTCTTGGCCGCGTCCTTAAAACCGACGACAAACCATTTTTTCAGTTTGGTGCCCAGCCCCACGCCAGCAATCGCCAGACGCAGCCCCAACAAAGCACTGGCAACCGTGACAATGCCTTTGACCAGCTCCGGGTTTTGCTGCACCCAGGCCGCCGCACTTTGCAGCATGGGTAGTAGCGCCAGGCCCACATTGAGTAGCCCATCCACAATCGGGCCAGACAAGGTAACGCCCACGTCCGAGAGCGCATTGCCTAGCCCCTTCATCTGCTCGCGGGCGCTGCCCATGCGGCGGATAAAATCGACGGTAATCAAATCCTGCCCAGCCGCCTGGCTGATGCCAGTCTTTAACTCGCGCAGCATCTGGCGATTTTTCATGGCGGCAATCGTAAAGTTTTTAACGCCCTCATCGACAAACAGATTACCCAACGCGTAGCGGGCATCGAGCGCCGAGAACGCCGCATCGCGCTTGGCCGCATCCTCCTCAAAGACCGCCGCATTCAATGCGGCGAGCGCCCCATCTCCCTGTTTGCCGACGTAGTCGGTCAGGGTCTCCAACATCGCCTCAAACGGCGTAAATCCATCGCCCGTCAAATTCCTGATGGAGTTCTCCAGATGGATGCCCGCGCTCTCAAAGCGCTTGCCGGTCTCGGGCGAAAAAATTCGGTACATGAAGGCATCAAGGTTACGTGCGGCTTCCGCATCCGAATTGGCTCCCAGGCGGGCGACCTGCAAGCCCGCCACAAAGTCGGCCATCATGTCCTTGGCCGACAGATTGATTTCCGGCGACAGTTCCTGCGTGCGCAAGGATAATTGCGGGATGGCCGAGGCCATCGCTTCGACCCCCATCTTGCCCTTGCCTGCGGCATAAAACATCATGTTCAGGCTCTCGCGGAACTCCCCAGCAGCCATGCCCATATTGTCTTTGGAGGCCAGCGCCATGTTCGATAAGGTCTGGATGCTGGCGCGTGCCGCCGTGGCCGATTGCGTCAGGATGGGTAAATAGTCGCCTAGCGCCTGTAAGTCGCGCACGCCACCATCGACGAGCAGCTTGGCCGCTGCGCCCGTCTCGGTGTGAGCTTGGTTGCCGCTACGCGAGGCGGTCTGGATCAGAGCGGCAATGGCTTTTTCGGCGTCCTGATCCAGCCCCGCCGTCATCGCCAAGTCTACGGATAAATCTTGCAGGTTCAGCGCCTTGTTCACACCCAAGGCAACCGGAACGGCCGCAGCGGCCATCGCCGCCATGCGCAAACCGCCCAGGCTTTTTGTCACGCCCTCGTAGCCACCACGCAGCCTGGCTAACGCCAGCCTGCCTTTGGTAGCAAACGAAATGGACGCATCGCTCGCAGCCCGATTGGCACGCGCCAGCTTATCGGTAGAGGTCTTGAGGCTTTCAACCTCGCGGCGCGTCTGGCCAAAGGCGCTTTTCAGTGGGCTTACCCCCAGCACCCCAAGCTGCAAGCCTACCTTGATGTTCTTTGTGGCCATCGTCAACCCTTCATGGCTTGCCTGCGCCGCTCATTTTCTTGGCTGGCAACCTCGCACCAGCGCCAGTAATCTTCCATCGTCAGACGCTCGATCTCCGAGGGCTGCATCCCCAGCACCAAGAGCAGCGCCGCATCCCAGCTCTCAAACGTCGCGGCCTTCGCCCAACATGCTTTGAAATCGCTCGGCCACCCGCCGAAAATCGGCAATGTGCAGTTCGTCCAGGTCTTCGACCGTCAAGCCCGTCATCTTGGCCAACAGCAAGTCTTCCATCACATCTTCTTCTTTGCCATGCCGCTGCGCAGCCTTGAAATCTTTGCGCTTGAGCGTGTGAATTTTGACGGTTTTGAGCAGTTCGCCCGTCGCCAGTTTGATGGGGTGCAACAGCACCAACTCGGGTAGCGGCATGCCGTCGTCCTGCAATGCGTTCTCTTTCATAAGTCGTAACCCCTTTACAAATATCAGCCCATGCCCAGATTGCGCCGGTAACGCGTCAGTTGATCCTGCCCGTCTACCTTGTAGATGTTGGCCAGGCAATCGAGCAGGAAGACTTCCCGCCCGTCTATCTTTTGCTGCACATAGAGGGCAGAAAACGGCGTCTCAAACGTCGTCACTTCGCGCGGTTTAAAACTGCCCAGGCTGTATTCCTTGAACAGCACCGTCATCAGGGTGACCAGCGCCATTTCCTGCATACGCCCCTGCGCGTTCCACACATCGACGCTACTGCGCAGTTGCAGTTGCACGCTCTTGAATGGCACGGCGCAGCGCTTGGCCGCATCCGCATAGGCACTATTCCAGATGATCTTGCCTTCGATCTTGTCAAAGCCGGTCGGTAGCTCAATGGCCGCGACCATGCCCAAGCCCTGAAAATCGCTCATCGTGGCCTTGACCGAACCGAGGTCTACCTCTTCGCATTTGCCGACATAATCGTTACCGTCCAGGTACACGGCCGCGTTGGTAATTTGGTGTGCGTTCACGCCTGCCATCTCATTCTCCTGCGCCCAGATTGGCGAGATATTCGCCAGTGATTTCGGTCTCGAACGTGCCGCGTTCCATCGGTGGCGGCGGCGTGAGCTTGTAGTTAAAGAGCAACTGCCCCAGTTCGATTTGCGTCTGTGGGTTGCGTGCCGGGTCGTACCAGCACTCGCCGCCAGTCAAGGCTCCGTCGCCGATGAGCTTGCGCAAGAACTGGTTGACCGTCTCCACAATGGATTCAATCAGCGCATCCGAAATCGGGCGATCCACGAATTGCAGACTGCTATAGCGGATGGATTCATCGACAATGTCCTTGGTGCGGCGCACGTTCTCGAAATTTTTCATGTGCGTTTCTGTGGGCCACGCCGCCGTGCGGTTGCCCCACAGCCGCAAGCCCGTGCCGAAACTGTTGAACACCGTGGTGATGCCGTTTTCGTTGAGCAGATTCACTTCGGAATACGGGTCATTCACGCGCGCCGTCAGGCTGCGCTCCAGGCCAATGACACCGACGAGTTCATTGTTCGACGAACTCCACCAGTAGCCGCGCTCGTCATCAACCCTTGCCCGCAAGCCCGCCGCGCGAATCGAAAGCGCTTGCAGTTTTTCCGTGTCCGTTGCTGCGTCATACACCCTCACATGCGGGTAGCACAGCCGTACCCGCTCGCTGGATGTATTGAAATTGATGGTGCCAGCAGGCCCGCGCCCGGCGATGACCTGAGAAGGTGTCATGCCGATGGGCGCGTCGATATAGGCAATGGCCTGCAACTGGTGCGCCTGCGCAATCAGCTCAGAACTGACCGCCTTGTTCGTCGAAAACCCCGGTGCCAGCAGTATCTTTGGAAAGAACCCGAAGAGGTTGTAGGCATCGGCCAGCAATTTCAGGCCAGAGCGTTTGCCCAGGCTGTCCACCGCCCCGATGATGTCCGCCGCCTTGACCTTGGATGGGTCAGCGTAGTCGTAGGTCGCCTGCACACTGGCTAGCGGCGCAATCGCACCGCCTGACAAGCGCGTGATGCGACCGCGCACACGGTCAAGCTCGTAATCTGTGCCTTCCTTGTACGTGGTGTTGCCCGATTTGAGCGTCAGGCTTTGCACGGCGGGGTTGGCCAGTTGCAGTCTGTCATTGACGCCGAATTTGACGACCTCACCTGTCGCCGTGTCTTTATGCACCGCCGGATTCAAGACGTTGACCACCAGCACCGTACCCGCACCAAAGGCATGAATGCCTTCGAGCGCTTCGGGAATGCCAAAACCGGGCAAATCCGGCCCGAATGCGGCGTCTTCGCGCACCGACAGGCTCAAGGTCAGTTCGTTGACCGGCCCTGCGGGTGCCGTGCCCACCACGGCAATGACTGCGCTTTTAACCACGCGCACCGCACGCGGGCCGCGTTCGACCTCAATGGTCTCGATGCCGTGTAGATAATTGGCTGCCATTATTGAAACTCCTTTTCAAAATACTGCATGCCTTGAGCCGTAATGCGACACGCCAAGCCGCTGCGCTGGACGAATCCAATCTCGACCAGAAATTGCAGGGCAAGCACACACTCATCAGGCGCATGCCCCAAGGCGTGCGTCAAGTCGCGTTCAAAGCCTTCCTGTCTGGGATCGTTTTGCAAACGAAGCGCGTACAGTTCAGCCAGCATGGCGCGGCGAATGATGTGCTGCCGCGTGACCAAGGCACGGTCTATGGGATCAATCGCTTGCGTCATTGCGATGCCCCTTTCTTGCCGCTCGATTTATTCGGTGTGGTTGCGTCATCAGGAGGTGGGGTTACAGGCACAGCGTCGATTGCCGTCAAATACCCCAGCCCCAGAAGCGTCTGGGTGTATTCGTGTTCTTGCGGCAATTGCACCGTCCTGTTCGGATGCAGGTACACATCCAGTTCCTCGCCGTTGACATCCAGCGTCACGCCCGACACCGGGCCGCTGTAGCGATAAGTCTGCAAACTCATGATTGATCCTCTTCAAAATCCACTGCCACCAAGGGCAAGCCCACCGCTGCGGGTGCGACCTGAACTTGTACGCTGCTGGTGGTGTATTCCTGCCGGTAATGCCAAAGTCCCGACTCCGATTGCCCCAAAATGGCTTCTGTGGCTGCGATCAAGCCCATCTGGCAGTGCGGCAGCATCAAACCGATCAAGGACGCACGTAAGCTGTCCAGATACGGCACCGCGCCTTGTGCGCCATGCAAGCGTCGGCAGACCAACGTCACCGCAAAGGTCATCTCGCGCGGCTGCATGATCCGGTCAAGCGATTGCGTGGTCTCAAAGCGGCTGGCCGCATACCCCACGAGCACTGCGCCAATCGGGTGATTCAGGCGATACGTTCCCGCACTGTCAGGAAAAAATTCCACCGCCAGTTGTTTTTCAAAGTGCGCGCGCAAATGTGTCAGCAGCGCATCGAGCATTTCTTGCGTGATCGACATCAGTACCCCTTCAATCCCGCTTCATCAAAGCGCTGTGGCCGCACGCGTACCCGAATCGGGCCGGGTTCTGGTACGGGCTTGCCCGCATCGGAAACACCCGTTTCTCCCACCTGAACCCGACCATCACGGATGTTGCCCAGCAGCTTGACCGCATTGCCATAGGCTTCCTTGACAGTCTCTGGCACCGCCCCTTCCGGGCGGCGGATGTACAGCTCATAGCGCAAGAGATTGACCGCAATCCCGCGCAAGACGCTGGGCACCTTTTCAAATGGTTGCGGATACCGTGCGCGTATATACCCATCGACCAGCTCCTCGACGTTCTCAATGACGGCGGCCAATACCCCTTCATCGGGCGCACTGGCTGCCGGATCGTCGTTGGTCAGCTGCATGAGCGTCAGGGCAGGAATCGCTGCCTCAATCGCTTCTCGGGTCAGATAGCGCATCTGAAGCACCCCTCAAACCGCCTTCAGTTGCACCAAGGCTTCAGGCACCATGCACAGCGCCAGCGGGTTGGTCTGCACCTCTACATCCCAGCCCTTGCCCAGGCGGCGTTCTTCAGCCTTGGAATAAAACGGCAAACCCGGCGTGTTGACGGCCTCGTTGTAGTTCGCCGGGGCATTGAAGAAACGATACGCACCCGGTGCCAGCGGGAATACCTGCGCTTGATCCACCGGAATAAAACGCTGGTCGCTGATGGTGGTGTCGTACTCCACAAAGTTAATGCCACCGAACGTAAAGCCGCTGCGCATATCGCCACCGTGCCGGTCTTGCGCGGCCTGCCAGCCCGCAAAGGCTTCTTTGACGCTCTTGTGGGCAGTCAGTGCATCAAAGAAGTCCGGACCGCAAAACGCCATAAAGCCCGTCACGGCCAGCCCGCCCAGTTTGGATTCGGCATAACGCTTGGCCTTGACACACTCGGCACGCACGTCGGTATTGGTCACCCCAAAAGCCACATTGGCCGTGTGCTGTGTGACCCCGAAAGCATCGTACAAATCCTCAATCACGCTGCCGTCGGCATCGAGCAACTGCCCACGCAAAGCCCCCATCCGTTGCCACTCACGTGTGGCTTCCAGGGTGTTTTTCATCTCCGACAAATGATCATTGATGATCGTCGCCTGCGCCGTGGTGGCATCGCCGCCGTCACCAAAGGCCGAGACGTTTTGCAACTGACCGGGCAAGAGCGCACGCGACAGTGGCAGGTGCAGCGTCTCGAACACACGCCTTATGCGTTTGCCGCCCGCATTGGCACGCGGGTCGGCATCCCGTGCCGTATTCGGCACCAAGGACAAGCGCCCCTGATATTCGTCAATCACGACGCTCGTCGTCGTAATGCCGCGTTCCTCAAAAATGTTCAACGCCGCCACCTTGCCCGGTACCGCAGGCAACTTGTTGATGGCAGCCGTCAGGCTTGTGACGGTAAATAAGTCTTGCAGATTCATCGTATGTTCCCCGTGTCCTTAAATTTGTTCACGCACCACAATGCCCAAAGCAGCCAGGTCTTCAATCGCTGCGGCCTTGTTCGCATCCGTTGCCGCCTGTGGCCACACCAGTTCCCCGGCTGCGACCACCGCGCCGCGTGCAATGACCACATCGACCGGCACATCCGCGCTGGCATCGACCGCTTCGCCCAGGATGGCGACCGCCTTTTTGGCCGCGCCAGTGGCCGCAAAATCCACCGGCTGGTACTTGCCAGCGACTTTCGCCAGCACCGTGCCTATCGCGTGCTGCCCGGCCGTGACCGTTCCCGCGCCCTTCGTCCACGCCGGATGCACTTCAATCAACAGCACGTCGCCCAGTTTTTTAGGCGGTGTATGAATCGTTGCCATCGCTGCAACTCCTTTTCAAAAAAATCAGGATTTCTTCTGACCGCGTGCAATCGCATCGGCCTCCAGGGGATTGACCGCCGCAGGGGCAGCCCGCGCCACGGTCGCCCGCTCGGCAAAACTCACACTGCCAGTTACCCCTTCAAACACACCGCGCAGCGTATCGGCCAAGGGTTTTTCGTCACCTTCGGCAAACGCCAGTTGTCCGCTGGTCGTGGCATCCAGGGCAGACACCACCGCATCCACATGTACCGGCTTCATGCCCTTGGCAACGAGCTTTTCGGCAAACGCCACATTGGCCGCGTGGCTGGCAGCTTTGGCCTTGTCCGCCTGCTGCGCTTGCAGCCTGGCCAGCTCGGCACGCAACTGGGCGTTTTGTTGCGCCAGCACAGATTCAGGGCTGCCTTCGGCAAAGGCTGCCGTCTCGGGTTTGGCGGCGTCGGCGTTTTCTTCTGCCTTTTCGTCCGCTTTTTCCTCTTTCACTGCTTCAATGGCCGCATCGTTGACCGGTGCCTCTTTGGCCGCCTCGCTGGCGGTCTCTCGCACCGCGTCCAGCGCCCAGCCCGGCACCACCTTGTCGGCGACTTCGGCTCCGTGCTGCGCAATCAACCACTCGCGCAGGTTGCGCCACAAATCCGCCTCTACTTGCTGGCCGTGCGCCAGATCGCTTTCTGAAAATTCCACCGTTCCTTCCTCGCTTTCTGAAAACTCCATCGCCCGCAAACCTTTCACCGCAGGCGGCATCGCACCCAGCGCACCCACGTGTTTCAGGTAATAGACGTCTTTGACCGGATTGGCCTGGCTGCCCGGCTCGTAAAAACAGGCACTGACGTTTTTGTAGCGACCCGCTTGCGTGGCCTCGGCAAACGCCGGGTGGATGTGGGTGATTTCCGCTTCGATCCCGTCGGCGACCCGCCGCAGAGACTTCACCCAGCCGTAGGCCGGGTCGTCTGTGGCCGGATGGCCGATCACCACCGGCGCACGGCTCAAGGCCGGGTTGTAGGCGGCAACCGTCGCATCCAGATCGGCTTCGCTAAATTCCACCAGCCTGCCATCGCCTGCGCGGTATCGTCCGGGACGAAAAATGTGTACGTGTTTCATGCCCCGCATGATGCGCGGTGCAAACAGGGAAGTCTTTTAAAGCGCTTTAAGAATTTTGAGAGTGCGCAAAAAGATGGGGAACGAACGAAAGCCCCGACCATTTGCAGCACGCCGCGCATATGGTCGGGCAGCCCCATGACCACACTGCCCCAGAAAGGCGTTTATAAACGTTTATAAACGCCCTCAAACCGCAAGCCGGTATCTGTGGCAGGGTTGCCGCCGTGAACGCCCCAAATCGGCGTTTTTGCGATTGGGTATTTACTTGCCCGCTACCGCCCGCTCAATCGCATCCGTCACCTGCTCGACCACCATCTGCGCATCCGCCTTCGACAGCCCGATAAAAGGCCGCGCCGGAATGTCGCCCCACAGGTGCGGGAATTGCGCCTTGGTGCCGCCAAACTGCTGCATGGCCGCGTACTCCATCACGTTACCCACCATCAGTTCGTTACCCTCGATCTGCGCGTGATTCATGTGCTGCAACATCTGCGTGCGCCTGCCACCATCAGCCGTTTGCGTACCACCGACCAGCGGCCAGTCAAACCCTTTGCGGGCAATGGTCAAGTCCGAGTTGCCCAACCACGGTGTACCGTCTGGTGCGCGTTTTTCTACAAAGCGCTCCTCGGTACTTTCCACCAGCTTGCGGCCTATCAGTTTTAACGTCGGCGCAAGATCGGTTGTGGTCTTTTCCAGCTCGGTCAGCGCATGGCGGATGTCGGCGTCGTTCAGTTCAATCTTGATCATGGCGTTTTGTCCTAAAATGCAGCCGTGCCAGCGTCGGCCGACTGCCGACTCCTTCGCCATCGCGGCGTTGATGAGAGCCAGGGCGGGTGTCTCCCGCCCGCTGGCACACCTTCCAATCTATCGGATACGCACCGAACCATTCGGCGGATTCGGGTTCGTATCCCGAAACAACGACAGAAAATAATTCTTGCGCCCATTTTGGGTGCGTTTGAGCACCGCGCGGTAGCGCACGCCATCAAGCGTGATGTACACCAAACGGTCTTCGCCTTGCCGGTATACCTCGCGGCTGTCATCCAGCAACTTCTGAATCCTGCGGTAATCCGCAAGCCCGATGTCTGGATGTCTGGCAAGGTGCGTCACCAGGCTTTCGTGCGAGAGCAAGACCACGGGTGACTGCGCACCCAGCGCGGTGGCATCATCTGCCCGCAACACCGCCACCGGAAACTCCCCGTGTGCGTTGCCAGGCGGTTTTCCGCTTGCCTTGTGCTGCGCGGCCGCATTTTGCGCACGCCGGAAAAACCGTTGAAACACATCGGCCTGCACAAGCGATTGCACATTGGCGCGCGCAATCGGCTCTGGGGTAGCGTCCAATCGCCCGATACGGTGCGCCAGTACCTGCGCCAATTGTGTAGGCGGCGGCGCGTCCTTGTCTTGCTGCGGCTTCCACCGGCTCCACCCATGTTGCACGCCTTCGGGCAGTTCATGCACCACGCCGTCGCGGTCAGTAAATTTGTGCGTTTTGAAGGGCGGCGGGGTATCAGGCCGCACCTTGCCCATACGCCGTAAATCTGCCTCAGACACCGGCTCCCACGTACAGCGGCAGTGGTAGCCCATCGGCGTCTGGTGCGCCAAAAACCACGGGTCATCACGGCGCAGCACCATGCCGTCCCACGCCTTGTGTTCGTCGCGGGCATTCATGAGACTACGGTGCCGGAAACGCACATAGGGGCAGGCGTCGGCAATGTCCGGGTCATTCAGTGCCTGCCAGCGTGCCGCCTCCATGCTCGCCCGCATATTGGTCTCATAAATCAGATCTGCCCGCCACGCACGCCCCGCCTCGCTGCCGTCGCCCGTAAACCCCGTCCAACCGTGTTTATGGGCAATATTCTCGAATTCATCCCGAAACCACTGGCGGCTTTTACCCTCGGTCGTTGCGTGATTGATGGCTTCGTGAAAGTCACTCAGCAAATCCGCCTTCATGGCACCAGCCACCACAAAGGCCACATCGTGCTGCTCGCCCTTGATGTCATCGTAGTGTTGCGTGGGCACATCGAGCTTGTCGCGCATGATCCGGCTTTGCGCGGCGTTCGGCGTTTTCAATGCACCGGTAATCTTGGGCCTGGTAGCCATCTTCATGCACCTTGCACTTTCGATTTCACCGCCAGCCGCCCGGTCAAAGCCGCCATATCAAAGGCTTTGCCCATGACCTCGACCAGATCGCGCTCATCCAGATTGCCGTATTCTTCCAGAAGCCTTGCCTGCACCGCCGCCAAATCCCCCGGCGTTTCTTCGACCAGCTTTTGCACTTGAGCTACCCACCCATCCACCAGCGGTTCAGACTGCACCTTCAGCGTGCGCGTCGCGGCATCCAGCAGCTTGTTGTCCACATCGGCTGCGGTGGCCATCGGCACAGGCGCAGGCAGCAAAGGCAGCGCAGTCGCTTGTGGACTTTCCGCGAAGGCCGCACCCATGTATGGCGATGCCGCAGGCGGTGGTGTCGTATCGATGTGTTCTGCCGCAATGCCGTATTCGTCCACGTAATACTCAGGCTTGAACCGCAAGCCCGTGGCCGCCAGTATCTGGTCGCGTTCAGCCCGCGTTTTATCTATCGCCTCCTGCTCCCACAGGTTATAGGTCGGCGCATCCACCCCCCCAAAATTCGCCTCCACTACCAGCCGGATAATCCGGTTCAGGGCAGAGAGCACCACACCTTTATCCCCATCACGGATACTCGCGGCCACATCAGCCCCCGCCGTAGCACTCGCGTGATTGGTATCCTTGTCAGTCGTCTGGTCTTGCCCCAGGAGCGCAATATTGATGTCGCTGCGGCAATATTCCAGCAGGGCTTTAAACACTTCGCTCGATTGCCCCTTGCCGCCTGCCTCAATAATCTCGATCTGGTCATCCTCTTGTGCCACCGCAGCACCGTCTTGCCCCATTTGCACGAGCGCATCCAGTAGCTGCTCAATTTCCAGAGGACCCGTACCACGCGGCACTTTACCGATTGCCCACGGCGTGCCGTATTTTTCGACGAACTGCACCCAGAATTTGAGACCGCTTTTCAGAAAATTGCCCGGCCAGTAACACATCGCCAAATCCGGCTGCCCATACGGGTTCACCCAGCTTGCATCGTGATTCGCCACCACAAAGCGCGTCGGATCGCATAGCTCGCCTTGTTGCCCCGCGTCCTTGGCCATAAACCGCAAGTTGCTCTCGGCATCAAAGCGGAACCACTCGGGCGGTTTGGGCAGCACATCGCCCGGTATCCAGAACCTGCCCACCGGTTGCCACAGGATTTCCACTGGCTGATAGCCATACAGTGGCGCATCCAGCAGCCCTCGCAACAACTGATCCATGTCGATGTCCGATAACCAGTCCTGGATAAACGCAAACACCTGGTCGCTGGCCTCGCCCTGTTCGAGCGCCCGTTCCAGACCCAGCACCGCCGCCTTCCTGCGCCGCACCGTGCCACCAATGCGCGGCTGCGCAAGCAACTCCCGATAACTGGCGACGTCCTTGCCCGCTGCCTTCAGAATCGGGTCAGGATTGGGTAAATTTGCCATCAGGCTGCCTGCCCCCATGCGCGCACGCGTGGCAATGTGCAGTTGCGCGGCCTTCTGCCGGGCTTGTTCCTTCTTTGCCCTGGATTGAAAGAGGGTGAGGAAATTTTTCATGCGTAACCTCTAAGCAGCTTCGGTGCCTGCCGCGTGTTGCGGCTTCTGACCACCGGCACCTCGCCATTCACGGACAACACCGCATAGTTCGCCAGCACCGCCGCACCCGCAAAATCCCCGTGCCGATACAGTTCCGGCTCCTTCATGTCTGCTCTCCTGGCCTTGGCCACCATCGGGATGCCATCGACCAGTTCTATGGCGCGGATGTCCTGCGCCAGATTGTCATCGCGCGGAATCGTGATCTGCCCGTCTTCAAACAATTGCACCAGCTTGGGCATCCACGCGCCGTACCAGGCGCGGGACAATTTCACCTGGTGGATACGGCTGCGCCCAAAGGTGTCGGCTGTGTCCTCGGCCAGCGTCTCGCCATTGCCCGAAGCATCCAGCGCCGCACCGCCAAATCTGGGCAATCCCCGGACGATGGCATTCAAGACTTGCTGCTGTTGGCGCGCAGGCACCCTCTGCATCTCCACCACAAACGGCACCTCGCGCACGCGCGACTGTGTGACGGCCATCGGGCAGATCACCGAAAAATCCCGGTGTCGCGCGTAATCCATGCCCAGATAATGTCGGCAGGTTTTGTCCAGACTTTCCAGCACGGGGGTGACATGCAGCCGCACCCACTCATCCACATACCCCTCGCGTCGCTTGACCGGTTGCTGCACAAAATCATCACTGAGCAAGAGCCGCAACACGGGTCTGTCCGCTCGCATGGCTTCCTCGACCCACACCCCAGGCACACATACCCCCGTGCCGTCGCGCGGTATCGCATCCAGTTCTTCCCGCATCTGCGCAACCCTCGGGCCATAGGCCGCGCGGATTTTGTGATACCACGCCGCCTTGCCCTCTGCCGTGGGCGTGGTGCCCTGCATCAGACAGACACGCTCGTATAAACCATTTTCGACCGCATCATCAAAGGTAATGCGCATGACCCTGGCGTCATCCCCATATCGCCCCTCGCGAATGTCGGACGCCATTTGATTGAACGGGTTTCCTTTACCGTTGTGCGTGCTGATGATCACAATGCGCCCGCCCCAGATCAGCAGCGCGGTAGCGGCATCGAGCACCTTGCCCACATCCTTGTGAAACGCCGCCTCGTCGATAATCACCTTGCCTTGCAAACCCCGGATATTGGCCGGGTTTGAGGACAGCGCCACAATCTTGAACCCTGACGCATAGCGAATCCGGTACGCCGTAATTTGTCTCGTATTGCCCGATTCGTCCTGATCGTCAAATAAAAATTCCTCGACCTGCGAAACCCCCTCGCTTTGCGCGGCCATCATCACCCGGCTAAACCGGGCGCAGTAGCCGATAAATTCCAGACCCTTTTCCTTGGTGTCGCCCATGTAAAACACATCCATGCCGCCTGCGGCCTTTTGGCTGGCAGCGGTAATGGTCGAATCCAGCCCCTCGGCAAAGGTAATCCCCGTGCGACGACCCTTCTCGCACAGCTTGATCTGGGCTTTCAATTGCAGCCAGGCCGTTTGATGACCCATCAATACGCCCGCATCAAAAAGATCCGTATCGGCCTTGACCGCCTGCACGCTGGCAGGCAGTTCCTCTACCGGAACAATGCGACGCGTGTCCGCCGCCCTATCCACGCTGACCCCCGATAAACTCCTTCCACCACGCCGCCTGCGCCGCACCCAGCCCGCCGGACTTGACCGCCGCATCCACCTGCGCGGCCTGCTCGCGCAGCAACGCCTCACGCGCTTCCTTGGCCACCATCTGCCGCTCACGCAGGTTCAGACTGCGCACGTCCTGCACGTTCTTGGCCGCACGCGCCAAGGCTTGGATGTCCTTGATGTCGGTCGTCTCTTGCCCCAGCGCGTTATCCACCGCCTTGATTGCCAGCGTCGTCACCGCCTGGCTGAGAAGCGCACCGGACTTGTCATCAAAGTCTTCGCCAAGCTCTGCCACCAGCATTTGCGCGGCCATCTGAATGTTTTGCTGGCTTTGCGAGACTTCGTCAAAGAGGCGCTGGTATCTACCCAATCCCGCACGGCTGGGCAATTCCCCCTTCTCGGCGTGCTCGGGGAATCTCGCCCGTAAATCGGCCTGCATCTCGGCCAGCGTCAGGCGGTCTTCTCGCAGCAGCTTCTGGATGTGGGATTTCACCTCCGGCGGCAGCTTGCTCACCTTGGATTTACGGCCCATCTCACACCGCCCTGGGACGCACGGGTTTGATGCCAGGGTGCCGGATAATGCCTTGTGCCACGTCCAGCCCCCGATCCAGCAGCCGCACCAGCAACACGTCCTCGGTAATCGTCTCAAGCTCCACCAACGCCCGCTCGGCCAACCAGTGCAGTTGCCGCACCACATCGCCACGCGCCGCGTGATGTCCCCACGACTGCAAGGCCGAGTGCAGCGTGCTGGAGTTGGCCGTATACGCAGGCAATTCCGAGAGCAGGCGCAGCATCAACAGCCGCATGTCTTCCAGCACGTATCGGGCATAACCCTTGGCCGTATCTGTCTCATTGACGCTCGCATTCATCCCCGATTCCCTCACTTGCCATCATTCATCAACCAGTCTTCAATGCGCCGCACCGATGCCCGCATCTCCGCCAGGTGCTGGTTGATGCCCTTGATCGACACGTCCAGCCGCTCGACCTTAAGCGCCAGTTCATGAAACTCCTGATGCTTCGGGATCTGCGCCATCTCGCCTTCGATCTGCATGATGCGCGTGCGCAACTCCAAAAACTCCTTAGCACTGGCCGACTGCCTGCCGATAAACCAGGCATACACGCCGATGGCGGTGACCACCAGCCAGCGCACCGTCTCAAAACCAAACTGCATGTTTTCAAAATTCATAACGTCATCCCATCGGGTCAATATCTGCGGGTCACAGCCTGTTACGACTGCGTTCAAACACTTGCTGACAATCCACGCAGCGCTGGCAGCCCGGCACCGCACGCCGTCTGGCCTCGGGGATGTCCACGCCGCAATCGATGCAAAAGAACGCCGATTCGCCCGCGTTTTGGGCGCGATGCAACACCTGCGCCAGCGCAGCTTCGCGCTGCTGTTCTTCGAGCTGGGTGGCCCGATCAAACTGATCCATCACTGTTCCTCTTTCTCGCCTTGCACAGCGTCTATCAACGCCACCAACCGCGCCCCGCACTCGCCGTACAGGTCGTACATGGCCTGTAGTGCCAAGAGCGCCGCGTCTGCATCATTGCCCATCATCGCTACCGGTTGTGGGCAAGGCACCATCAGCGCTGCCGGTATCCCCACGGATGCCGGTAACGACGCTTTGGGCGGCACGGCCACGGGCAGCCTCGACGTGGCGCAGGCTGTCAGCGTCAAACACGCAATCAGCACGCTCAGTTTTTGTGGCAGATAAGGCATCGCGTAAATCCTTGGCGGCTTTGGCGCTGGCCCGTTGCCGCTCGGCCAGCGCCCGGTTAATCGTTTGGCTTTGTTCGTGTGCGGCGGCAATGGACTGTGTCGCTTCGTGCAACAGACGGGCGTATTCGGACAAAGTGGCTTGCTGGCATTGGCTACGCGCCTGCGAAAACCCGCGCTCGTACCCGGCCTTGCCCGCAAAATGCAGCACCAGCCACAGCAACAGCGCCGCGCCTGCCATGCCCAGAACAGCCCACGGATTACGTCCCAAAGCGCCAGAGAGCAAGCGGCCTAACATGACCGGCTCCGCAAGGTATCCAGGGTGTCTTGCGCCTGCGGTTGATGCACCACCCGCGCCAGCGCCGACAAAGCCGCCAGCACCGTCGCAATCGCTGCATACGGCACTTGCCCGAGCACCGGATGCCACAGCGGCAGCACGGCTTCCAACGCCGACAGCACCGACGTGAACATCGCCGCCAGTGCAAAACGTACCGACCACAAGCGATGCCATACCCGCGCCGAGGCATCCAGGGCGGGCAGCTTCATACCGCCACCCCGTGGCGCACGTGCGCTTTGATGCCCGCCAACAACAGCCCGCGCTCGATCTCGGCGTCCTGATACCAGCCGCCGACGCGATGCCAGGGCGGACTGCCATTCTCAAAGCGGATAATGGCGCTGACCAGCCCGAACATCGTGTCGTAGTCGTACACGTCCAGATCAGGGTCATCCACACCCACCCCCAGCGCATTGGCCACCGTCCGCGCATAGGCGTCCGTATTGTTCTCCGCAGGCGGTGCCCAGCGGGAAATAAACTTGCGCACAGTATCAATACGGCTGCCGTCCGCAGCGCGGCGCTTGTCTTGATACGTAATCAGAATGCGGGTAATCGCGCGGATGCCCCAGACGGCATCGGTAAACACAACAAAACGGCCATCGGTCTGGCGTGCCGCCATGCCCTGCCAGCGCGTGCCGTCCCTTTCGATATTGCCCGGATTGTTGTTGCGTATGCCCCGTGGCAGGCGCATCAAACTGTCGCTTTGCATTCCCATATTCCGTGTAAAAACTGTTCACGACAATATGGTCAGCGACGCGCCCGAATAAGTCCTTTAAAGGCGTTTAAGAATTTGCAATGGGTAAGCGCAGCAGGCCGTTCTTAATTGGCTTTAGTAGACCGTGCGTAGCACCCACGCCATCATGGCGCATCCACCATCCACACAAGGCAGATGCAACATGAGTACCGTCCAGAGCACAAGCGCACCCTACGATCAATCCCTGCAACACGCCCACCAGCGCGTCATTGCTTGCGCAGCGATCCCGCATGGATTGCTGACGGAAATTCGACAGCGCCTTGATCATGCGCTGGATAAGGCAGCGTCATATGATGAAGCAAAAACAGCATTGCAGCCCCTGCTCGCGCAGATTCCGGCAAGCCACGCGGCACGGACATGACCCTGTGGCCCGGCGCAAGCTGCGCGGGCGCGGTTTGATGCATCAATCAAGATGTTTTGCGGCGGATGGGGGAAGTGGGCACTGCGGTTATCTCGTTGCCCGTATGGGTTGCCTTCACATCATCAAGCGCAAATTTCAGCAGCACTTCCAGCTCTCGCAATCGGTACGCTAGTGCCAGCACCTGCTCACGGGACTTGGGTGACATTGCAGCGAACAGCCCCGCCATTTTTTCCTCATCAGTAACCAGCGGGTTCTCGTCTGCCTGCTTGTTCAAGGCTTCGAATTCTTCGTGTCGAAAGCCCGTAATGATGTAGTCGGGATCAGCGCCCGCCTTGACGATCGCGTTCAATACCGAACCGCCGACATCAAACACCCCCCGTTCATATTTGCCCCAAGTCTCACGGGCAACACCGAACTTCTTGCCTGCCTCGGCTTGCGATAGCCCCAACCGTTTACGTTCGCTGCGCAGCCTGGCCCCCATTTGAGATTTTTTAGTCTCAATATGTGTTTCGGCATCGCTAAACATGTCTCCCTCACCCGTAATCAACCATTCGGCTCTGATGCCGAGTTTTTGAATCAGCGCTTCGATTTCTTCGCGAGTCAGATTCTTCACTCGCCCTGAAGTTATCGCTTTTACGCGACTCAGGGATGCTTCCAAGACGCCAGCCAAGTCAGATTGCTTGAGGTTACATGCACGCATGACCTCTTTCATAAGTTCGGAAATCACGCCCATCCTTGCAAAGTTTGAAAAACAAACCTATAATCTCACTATCCCTACCAATCAACAACGAAGAGTCGGCACCATGATTGAACAGAAAACCCTCCAACAGATAGCCGCGTGGCGTGCAGATTTGGATGCTCGCGGCGAAACCGTGGCGGATTTTTGTCGCCGCAAGGGGCTGGACTACAACGCCATGTCCGAAGTGCTGCGCGGGCGCTCCAAAGGGCGGCGTGGTCAAGCCCACAAGGTTTACGTCGCCTTGGGTCTTAAGCGCGGCACTTCCAATACACACGCCTAAGACCCTTGGCTTTTGACAACCAACCAAAAGGAGATTGTGCCATGCAAACGCACTCAACAGACCTTTTCCCCGAAACCCTGCTTGTGACCCGAGAAGGGGAGCACATTTATACGACCAGCCGACGGGTGGCGTTTTACTTCGGCAAGCGCCACGACCATGTGCTGCGTCTCATCAAAAAATTGCTTGCGGATATGACTGCATTGGCTGCCCGCCAGCGCAATTTTGCGTCGGCTAACGGTTCCAATTTCAGGTTTGCCTCACTCCAAAATCCCGCCGGAGGACTCCCCAATATTGGGGAGTCCTTGACCCTTGAATCTGACTTTGCGCAGCGCAATTTCACGCTGTCTTCGTATACCAATGAACAGAACAAAGTGCAGCCAGAATACCGACTCACCCATGATGGCTTCTTGTTCTTGACCATGCGTTTTACCGGCATCGAGGCCGTGCGCTGGCAGATCGTGTTTGTCGAGGCTTTCCGCCAGCAAGAGGCTGAACTCGCCGCATTACGCGAACGCTACGCGGCGGCGCTTGACCAAATCCGTCCGAATCTGCGCCCCACAGTCGAAGCCTTCGAGGCTGGCCTACCGCGCATTGTCACCGCGCAGCAACTGGGCAAGAGTGTGGCATCCATCAGCTACTACCGAGGTCAAGCCCGCCGCTTCGGCTTGTTGCCCGCACGTCAGGAGGTGGCAGCATGAGTTCAGCCCTTTTCCCCGAAACCCTGCTTGTGACCCGCGAGGGCGAACGGATTTATACGACCACTCGACTGGTCGCACAATACTTCGGCAAACGACACACCCACGTGCTGGATAGCGCTCAAAATCTGATTGCCAGCTTATCAAGACTACATGCCAATGGGCCGAATTTTCGGCTCATTTCAACCTTCAAATCGACAGAAGGTCACTGCAATTTTACGGCGACCTCGTCCCTTGCCGAGCCGCATTTCTGGTTGTCCGAATATACAGACAGGCGCAATCGCAAAAAACCGGAATACCAGATGAGTGAGGAAGGTTTTGCCCTGCTGACGATGGGCTTTACCGGTGATGAAGCGTTGTACTGGAAATGGACGTTTTTGCAGCAATTCCTGCAATTCAGGAACGAAGCCGCCCAGCGACAGGCCAGACGCGTTACGGCGCTGAACATCCTGCATCCCAATCTCTTGCCTACGGTGGAAGGCTTTGAGGCGGGTCTTCCGCGCAGTGCTACCGCTGCACGTCTGGGTAAATCTGTAGCGTCGGTGACGTACCACCGCCGCCGCGCCCGGTTGCTGGGCCTGTTGCCCGCCCGTCAGGAGGTGACGCCATGAGTTCAGTCCTCTGCCCCGAAGCCCTGCGCGTAAGCGGCAAGGGCAAGAATATCTACACCACCAGCCGCCGTGTGGCGCAGTACTTTGAAGAGCCGCACAGCAAGGTGCTGCGGGTCATTGAAAAAATCCACGATGGCTTGAAGGGCGATGACTTTCTTCAGACCAATTACCGGGCGGTGTACGAGCAGGACAAGCGCTCGCAACTGGAATATCACCTGACCGAAGACGGTTTTGCCCTGCTGGCGATGAGTTTGACCGGCAGGATGGCGACCAAGTGGCAGTGTCACATGATTGACGCCTATTGGCAGATGCAAGCGGACATTGCACAAATGGAACGCGGCATGCCGTCGGTGACGGGGACGTTGCAATGAACGCCCAACCATCAACTTCCGCCTTACGTGCGCTGCGTATCTTGAAATGCCTCAAGGGGCGAGCACTGACTGGTTTGACCAATAGCGAGATTGCCGCTGCGACGGGGGAATCTGCACCGAACGTCACCCGTGCGCTGGCCGCACTGATAGCCGAAGGCTTGGTTGTCAAGCTCGATTGTGGCCGCTATGCGCACAGCATCGCCATGTTGCAGATTGCGCACGCGCATCAACACCACATGGAAGCCATGATGCGCCGTCACCATGAGTTGGAGCAGCGTGTTGTTGCTGGCAGATATTAATCATCACGAGAGAGCATTTTTATGGCACGAACCAAAAACCCCGTAGTGCTGCCCGAGCAGCCCGAAATTTCCGAGAAATCCACCAGCCATGCCGTGGCAGTGCAAAACGCTGCCGATCAGCGTATTGCCGATGTGCTAGCCAAATTTGGCGATGGCCTGCCGTTTGATTCCTTGCGTTACGAGGACAAGATACGTGGGCATTTGTCGCGCAGCGCCGAGGAAATGCTGGCGGCTGGCAGGGCGTTAATTGTGGTACGGGAATATCTACCGCATGGAGAATGGGGTGAATTTCTGGGAAAACTTGGCTTGGATAGGATCGTCGCCTGGAAGATGACGCAAGCGGCGGTCAAATTTTCAAATGTTGTTTCAACAAAACATCTGGTTGGAGCCGCAGGCAGCAAGACCAAGCTATTCGAGCTAATGGTACTGGACGACGAGGACATTCAAGAACTGAACGACGGTGGCACGGTAGCCGGTCTGGATTTAGATGACGTCGCCCGCATGTCCACCAGCGAACTGCGCAAAGCCCTGCGCGAAGCCAAGGCCGAGCGCCAAGCCACGCAACAACTCCTTGATGAGAAGAACCGCAAAAACGACAAGCTGGAAGCGCAACTGGCGGAAGCACGCACCGCCAAGCGCAAGGTGCCACCACCGGATGAACAGAAACAGGAGCTTAGCCTCGCGGTCGCGTCGGCGGCGCTGGATGCCGAGCATACGGTAAGCAAGAAACTGCACGCGGCGATTGCAGAACTGATCGCGTATGGCAAAGAGAGTGGTGACGACGGTGTGAGCCTGGCGGCAGGCTGCGTGATGCAGGTGCAGCAGGCATTAAACGACCTGCGCGATGCGTTCGAGTTGCCCGCCTTTCAGGACTATGTACCGAACTGGCTGGAATTAAAGGATGGCAATACACCCCTGCCGATTGACCGCGAATCGGTGCAGGCCAGGGGCGATGTGTTGCTGGAAGACATAGCCGTGAATCCGGCGGATGTTGCCGCCAACAATTTGTGAGGAGCGGAAGATGAATGCGATAGAAAAAGCTCAATTGCGCGAAGCACTTCGCCAAACGGACATTATTCACTTTGGCGAGCCGATTCTGAGCGCAAGGATGATTGAAACGCTAATAACTGCTCACGAAACTGTTTTGGATCAACATCCGGCCACACACCGAGCAAAGCACAGTTCTGATAGATCCAACTGCTCGACAAATACTCACAAGCAGTCTCTGCTGCCCCATGCTGGCTTTCAGGTTCCGCCCGCTCAGGGTGGGCAAGCAGCTCCGAGTGGCGCTGATGACTCGATGCCAATAATTCCTTGACCCGTTTCACGTTTGGCTGCTCGCGCAACAGTTCTGGCAGGACTTGAACCAACGTGCCCTGGATTCCACGTGAAAACCTCCGTACCGCGTCCAATTGTTCTTTGAGTTCAACAATCTGCTGGCGTAGTGCGGCGACTTCTTTGTTTAGCGTCTGAGTTTCGTCCATGGATTCTTCCTTTTTTGAGTGTGACATATGCAAACCATTGTGAACGATAGCAGAACAGGCCAACAGGAATGAACCATGCAAATCGGCGCGGTCAATGAGCAGGAAACCATGTGGGCGATTCGCTGGCGCGATGCGCCGCATGGCTGCAAGGATGCGATTCTGGAAGAGGCATCGCGGGTGTTGCACGTCTCCAAACAAACGCTGTATCGGCTGTTTCCAAAGCTGGTCGCCATTCCGAAGCTGCGCCGCCGCCGTGCGGACGCGGGCAAAACGGCTTTGACGCGCGAGGAAGCCATGGACATTGCCGAGCTGCTACGGGAGACCCTGCGCATGAGTGGCAAGAAGAACATGACGGCGATGAAAGATGCCATGGCGCAGTTGCGTGCCAACGGTCTGATACGGGCGCAACGTATCGATCCGGTAACAGGCGAGGTATCCATGTTGAGCGACAGCACGATTTTCCGGGCACTGCGCCATTACAAGCTGCACCCCAAACAGACTGCGCAACCCGCGCCGGTGACACGGCTGCGCAGCCCGCACCCGAATTACCTGTGGCAGATCGATGCCAGCCGCTGCGTGCTGTATTACCTGCCTACGCCCGAGGCGCGTGCGCGGGGGGAATCGGGTTTGCAGGTCAAAACGTTACCCAGAAATGCGGGCTTGCAGGACATGGACGTGCAGGCATTCAACAAGAATAAGCCCGCGAATTTGATGAAGGCGATGAAATCTGCCCTGTGGCGCTATGTGATTACGGATCACACCAGCGGCTGGTTGTATGTGCAATACGTGCTGGGCGGCGAAAGCGCGGCCAATGTAATTGAGGCATTTATCGGCGCGATGACGCAAAGATCGCAGCAGGCCATGCACGGGGTACCCAAGATGGTGATGCTTGACCCCGGTGGAGCCAACACCAGCGCGGCCTTTATCAACGTGTGCCATGCGCTGGGGGTGAAGTACCACATCAACGCGGTGGGCAACCCGCGTGCCAAGGGGCAGGTAGAAAAGGGGCAAGACATCGTCGAGCGCGGCTTTGAGAGCCGTTTGAAGACTGTACCCAAAGCCGATGTGGCCACGCTGGAACAAATCAATGCGCTAGCAAGCCGCTGGGTGCGGGCGTTTAACGCCGACCGGGTGCATAGCCGCCACGGTATGACACGCGATGCGGCGTGGATGCGGATACGCCCCGAGGAACTGGTAACGATGCCCGATGCACAGTTGCTGCGCCAGTTGGCGGCGAGCAAGCCCGAAGAGCGCAACGTGGCTCCCGATTTGACCGTGCAATTCATGGGCAAGAACTGGAATGTAGCGGGCGTGCCTGGGGTGTTGGTGGGGCAGAAGTTATCCATTTGCCGCAATGCGTTTGACGAACGCAGCGTGCAGGCGATGGGGCATGCCGAGGATGGCATGCAGACCTTTTATGTGCTGCCCGAGGTGCTGGTGGATGCGTATGGACAGCGCGTGGATGCGCCGGTGGTGGGGCAAAGCTACCAGCGTCATGCGGATACGCCGGTGCAAACGAATTTGAAAGAGATGGAGCGCCGCGCGATGGGTGCCAAGACGGACGAAGAGGCGGCGCAGAAGAGAAAGGCCAAAGCGCCGTTTATGGGTGGCAACTTTGATTCGTTTGCGGACATCAAGCAATTGGAAGAGAGATTGCCGCTACGCCTGCCACGGCGCGGTCAGGAACACGAATTGCAGGCACAAGTGCCTGCGGTGGCCGAGGTGTTATTGACCCACATGCAGGCTGCCAAACGGTTGAAACCGCAGTTTGAAGATTGGGAAAGCAATGCGGAATCGTATTGGGCGCGACTGGTGGAACTGTACCCCGATGGCGTGCCGGACGATCTGGAGGTGGTCGCCAGCGACTTGCGGACGGCGATGAACCGCGCGGGCATCCGCGTGGTGGGCGGCGGCAGCCGGTCATTTTTGCAACTGGTGGCGTAACGGGGAATCACCATGCTGCGCCTAAAAACCCTGCTCGCCACCTTGAAACTGCCACAGGCGCGGCTGGCGAGCGCATGCGGCATCAGCACGGCGGCGCTGGCGCAATTGATCAATCACCACCGCTGGCCGGTGAAGCTCGCGCACGAGGTTTTACGCACCCGCATTGTCGAGTTTTTGCAGGCGCACGGAGCCAGCGATGTGCAGCTTGAGCGTGCATTTGAGGAAGTACCGAATACATCGACCGATTTACAGGAGGACGCATTCATGCTGTTACGCAAGCAAACCCTGACCCCGGCAGCTCGCCAGCATTTCCGGCTGGTGAGGAATCCCTTTGATGAGGTCTCGACCGCTGCCGAGGTCTGGCAAAACGATGCCATCCGCTATACCCGCGCGGCGATGCTGGACGCGGCCAAGAGAGGAGGCTTTATGGCGGTCATTGGTGAGTCGGGTTCTGGCAAATCGACGCTGCGCCGTGACCTGATTGAACGCATCAGTGCCGATGGTGAGCCGGTGCGCATCATTCAACCGTATTCGATTCTGGGCATGGATGACCGCAGCGAGCGCGGCAACGTGATGCGGGCGACCCATATTGCAGAAGCCATCTTGGCCGAGATTGCCCCGCAGATGCGCGTGCCGTCTTCGAGCGAGACGCGGTTTCGCAAGATTCACCAAGAGCTGCGAGCTTCTCACCAGTCCGGCAACCGACACGTGCTGATTATCGAAGAAGCGCACGCGCTGCCGATTGCGACTTTGAAGCACCTGAAGCGCTTCATGGAGCTGGAAGTCGGCTTTACGCGCTTGCTGTCGATTCTGCTGATTGGTCAGCCAGAGCTTGCCGACAAGTTGAGCGAGCAAAACGCCGCCGTGCGCGAAGTAGTGCAGCGCTGCGAAGTCATCACGCTGCCTGCGCTGGGCAGTGATCTACCCGAATACCTGGGCTTTCGCTTCAAAGCCGCCGGTGCCGAGCTGAATCGCGTGATGGACGCCAAGGCCGTGCAGGCCATTCACACCAGGCTTGCGCCACCCGTGCCGCGCGGTCATACCGCGCACACGCTGCTCTATCCCCTGGCCGTCCACAACCTGACCACCGCCGCATTGAATCTGGCCGCAGAACACGGTGCGCCGGTGGTGACCGCTGACATCATCCATGAAGTTTGAACGCAAAAAGGAGAGTAGCCATGCCTGCCAACCCACAAGCTGTACCGGAGAACCTGCCACCCCAGGCCGTAGCATCCGAGCGCCGCATGCTGGCCTGCCACGTGCGCGTGCGCACACTGACCGGCGCGACCTACTCCTACTACGCGCTGGCGGCCAGCACCTGCGATGCAGTGATCCAGGCGATGGATCATTTCGGGCATTGCAAGGTCAGCGCCAGCGCGGTGTATCCAAACCGGCCTGCGGGTTTGAGTGCAGGCAACGGGAGGCTGGGATGAAGAGCCATTTAGGTAAACACCTGCGCAATTTTTTCTACTGGTATCGGCGCGGCAATTCCGTACGGGCTGCCTGGGCGCTGGCATTGCGGACCTTGTAAGCCATGCCGCTACCGACTGTGACCTGCCCGAACTGCCGTGTATCGGCCAGCCTGGACGTGTTCTTGTCCGAGGATTCGGTACGCGATGCCTTGAACGCTGTTATCGACGCACATCCGGCGGGGCAGACGCTGATCAAACCTATGTTGCGCTACGTCGGGCTGTTTGCGCCTGCGAAAAGCCGCATGGCGTATAGCCGACTGGCCAGCCTGATAGGCGAAATCAGCCCGGCGATGCGGGCGGCGCAAATTACCCGTAACGGTCGCACGTGGCCAGCGCCGATGCCGTACTGGCAAACCGCGTTCGAGACAGTGTTGAACGCCGCGCATCAAGGCAGCCTGGCGCTGCCGCTGAAATCCCACGGCTACTTGTTGGAAGTCATTGCCCGCATGAGCAGCAAAAGCGAAGCCAAAGCCGAGGCGCTGCGCGAACAGCAGCGTGCGGGACACGCCGGTGTGGGCGCACCACCCGAACGGGCGAATCAGGCAGTCATTTCGTCTGAACCTACCCGCGCAGCCATGCCCGCCGATGTGCGCGAAACCCTGCAAGCGCTCAAACAGCAAATGCAGTCCCGTCAACCTGGACATATGGATACCGGATCATGAGCAAGAAAAGTCTACCTCGCACACGCGAGCGATTCGAAATGGTGCTTTACACGGCATTGCAAAACGCCTTGCCGGGTGATGAGTATGAACAGGTATTGAAGGTTTATACCCGCTACCAGAAAGAGCGGACATACCACTGGGTCAGGCCCGATGCATTCGCATCGCTTAAACGCATTGTCGATACGCGCACGCGCAATCTACACCGCTGACGAGGTCAAGCATGAAAGAGCAACGAAATCCCCCCGCACCGAAACCCGATAGGCCAGCGCCCGATCCCCGCATCCCCATCGGCCCGACCGATGTTTGACCCCGATTTAACCAGGACATTGACCATGAATACCGCCACTTCCACTCCTACAACACCCGCCGGTTATTGGCAGGATGCGCAGGGCAATCTGATACCCGAAGCCAATGTACGCGACATCGACAAGCTACGCGACCAGACCGTGCGCTTGCTCTTTGCCCGTGCGCAGGATGAGGCCGAGCAGCTGCGCAGCTTCAAAGCCCAGGCCATGGCCGATGTGGCGAGCTTCACACAAACCAGCATGGAGCAATACGGCGTGCGGGTGGGCGGCGAGAAGGGCAATGTGACCTTGATGTCGTTTGACGGCAAGTACAAGATCGTGCGCCAGATGCAGGATTACATCGTCTTTGGCGAACAACTGAAAGCGGCCAAGGCGCTGATTGATGCCTGCGTCGTGCGCTGGTCAGAAGGGGCCAATGCCAATATCCGCGTGCTGATCAATGACGCGTTCCAGGTGGATAAGGAGGGCAACATCAATACCGGACGCGTGCTGGGTTTGCGCAGGCTGGCGATAGTCGATGACGACTGGCAGGTCGCCATGGCCGCCATCAGCGACAGCGTGCAGGTGGCATCCACACGCCCCTACATCCGGTTTTACGTGCGCGATGACGCCAGCGGGCGCTACGAGGCGCTGTCGCTGGATATGGCGAGTTTGTAGAAAAAAGGAGCACCTATGCGATACGTACTGATTTTTGTCGGTGCCTTTGTCGTGGCCTGGCTGCTGACCAAAGGCATCCAAACCTTTGTTGCCGAGCGGCAGGCTCGGGACAGGCAGCCACCCAAGCAGTAACCCACTTTATCTTTTTAAGGAAACCATCATGACCCGCAAATCTTCCCTGTCCGGTATTACTTATATCGCCACCGCAGCCGTCATCTTCTTGGGTTTGGTCGTCTGCGCGTTTGGGTCTTTCTATCAGGTAGACCAGGGTGAGCGCGGCGTCGTGCTGCGTAACGGCAAACTCGCCAGCGTGGCCGAACCCGGGCTGGGTTTCAAAACGCCGGTGATTGAATCGGTGCGCCGTGTCTCGGTGCGTGACCAGGCGATGACGATGAAACTTGAGGCTTACTCCTTCGACCAGCAACCCGCGCAGATGATTGTGTCTGTGACCTATCGCGTGCCGGTTGACCGGGTGGCCGATTTATACAGTGAGTACGGCACGCTGGAAAACCTGCAATCGCGCGTCATCGAGCGGCGCACGCCCGATGCGGTCAAAAACGTGTTTGGACGCTTCACGGCGGTCAGGGCGATTCAGGAGCGCGAAAAGCTGGGCGTGGAAACCACGCAGGCGGTTATCAACGTGATGCGCGATGCGCCGGTGCAGGTTGTGGGCGTGCAGATCGAAGAAGTCGGGTTCTCGGACGCTTACGAGCAATCCATTGAGCAACGGATGCTTGCGCAAGTGCAAATCGAAACCACCCGCCAGCAAAAAGAAACCGCCACCATCAACGCCGAGATTCAGGTCGTCAAAGCCAAGGCAGATGCCGATGCCCGCCGTGAGGGGTTTCAGGCTGACGCTGACGGTATCCGTCTGCGAGGTGAAGCCGAAGCGGCAGCGATTGAGGCGCGTGCCAAGGCGCTGGCTGCCAACACCAATCTGGTCAACCTGATTGCAGTGGAAAAGTGGAACGGTGCATTGCCCGCAACGCAAGTACCGGGTTCGGCATTGCCGTTCATTGGGGTGAAGTAATTCAGTGTGAACAGCGCCATGAGCACCGCACGTAATCCAGACAAACACCAGAGTCTGATCCGTCTGATCCATGTTGCCAAACGCGATCTGACGCTGGACGATGACACCTACCGCGCCATGCTGATGGCTGCTACCGGCAAAGATTCCAGCGCGAATTTGAGTGTGCTGCAGTTGGAGCGGGTGCTCGCGCACATGAAGAAAAGCGGCTTTACGGTCAAGCACAAGGCGCGGGCAGACAGGCCGCGCTATTCGCCCCATACGGCAGGCACGCTCTCGCGCCCCATCCACCAGGATGCCCAGAGCCGCAAAATCCGCGCCCTGTGGCTAAGCCTGCACGACATGGGGGCAGTGCGCGATGCTTCCGAAGCGGCGCTGGGCGCATATGTGCGGCGCATTACCCGCATCGATTCCCTGAACTGGATCAGTGCCGACCAGGCCAGCCGTGTGATTGAGACGCTCAAACAGTGGCAGGCACGTGTTCAATCCACCCACAAGGTGCAAGCATGAAACCGTCCATTCCCGTCGCATCTGGCGGAAAATCGCCAGAATTTCTCTTCGATTTTGCTGAGCACCTGGCCGATACACTGGTACGAAAAGCCAAGTTGCCTGCCGATCAGTGCGCCGATCTGGCCTGGGACAGCGCCGAATACATGGCAAACCACTGGGGCGGAATCAGCGTCTACTTTCCCAAAGGTACCCGCATCCATCAAAGCCGCCGTTCCCGCAAAATCTGGCAAGAGTTCAACGGCAAGAACCACGAAGACTTGGCTCGCAAATACAAGCTATCGACCCAGTGGATATACCAGATCGTCAACAGGATGCAGGAAGAAGAAAGAAAACTGCGCCAGGGTAGTCTGTTTGACGCTGTCGGGCAGCAACCACCGAAGCAGCCATGAATATGTCCGACGTCACCGCAGAACTGATCTGCGGCAAACAACGCAACGGCCCCATCGACACCCTGCGCCTGACCTTCCAGGGCGCAAGCACGCGGTTCCTGAACTTCGCAAATGCAGCGTAG